CTTACAAGCGCAGACTTTAGCGAATGCTTCGCATTTCTCTTAATCAGAAAACTCCTACAGAACTTAAACCATAGGCATTTTTGTAAGGAAATTTTTCACATCCTATGTAGAGGGTGTCGAAGGCATCGGTGCCGTCGGTGCGATGTTGGAGGAGGTCTTCCTCCGTTTCTGCGAGTTTTTCGCCCCCTTTGTCCTTCCTAAACCCATTGCGTCCGCGAGTCACTCCAGCTGTTTGTATCGCCAATATCAAGTCGTCATTATTTTGACGGTTGAAGAACGGCATCAGCCTTTGTTTCCCGGCAAAACCCTGATTTATCAGCAAGTATTTTTCATCGTGTCGCATAGGATTTCCCAAGTTTATATCTTCCACCTGCCATCCGTGAAGCTCAAACTCATGGCATACCACCCAGTGGAAGTCCTGCTCATTAACGGCATAGTTGCCACCCAATGCGGTGCTGTCATAGTAATATACCACCGTTTTATTCTCGTGGTGCATATAATAGCGGCAGAAGTCGTCAATCAATGCTGGTATCTTTCGCTCAAACTTCGTGTAGAACGACTTTATCACGTTAAGACGACGCCCTGATGGCTGTCCCGCCACTATCCAATTGATATTTGCATTGTAGTCCATTCCGATGCAGATAGGGGCAAAAGGATTCAGGTCCTTGTCTGCTCGGCAATCCATCTGACTGTCGTTAAACTCATAGCCCAGCGAGTCCAGATAGTCAAAATCGCTGGCGTTATATTTATGACCTTCCCGCATCGACGAATAGAATCCATCCTTCGCTATGCCTATCCTCTGACAAAGAATCGAAGTTTGAAACGTCTTAGGAGTAAGGTCGCGCTTCATCTGCTTGATGTACGACTCCCCGAGCAACTGCAAGTTCTCGATGGAGGAATATTCCTTGTAATACACAGCCACCGAGCGCATCTTGTTCAAGTTCGTGTCAAGCTGCCGCAAATATCTACGCAGGTAGTTCGGCACATTCTCTCCTTTGGTGTTAAGTTCCCTTATACGCTGCTTCGTCTTCCATATCTCAAATATGGTCGCCTTTATCGTATCGATAAGTTCCACATCCATCTTATCCTTATAATGCAAGAACCACGAACCCTTCTGAGTCTGCGGCATATCAGAGAGAATCATCACGCTGTGGTTGAACGAGTGATGACCAAAGTAAGACTTTATCCCACCGTTTGCCGGCAGCGTCTCATCTTTCAGGCGTTCATAGTCAATGAACTTAGCCTCATCAACAAGCAGCCATGATAGCGTAAGCGAGTTTGATGAGCCAGGTCTGTCCTGTGAGATTATTATGGCGCATGAGCCGTTGTAGAACGTGATGACGTGCTCATACTCGGCTGGCTCTATTATCGGTTTGCCAAACGACTTCGGAGGTTTCTTGCCGATAACATAATGAACGTCTTTGATATACCCCCATCGCTTCCATGCGGCAAGCAGACCAGGTATTGTGTTGGTCAAACCATGTTTATAAGTCGGCACCACAATGCCGCCAGTTGAGCCAGGCATCCGCTGCATATTACGCAGTACGAAAGGCGAAGCAATCGAGTCCGTCTTTCCCGTGCGTCGCCCCGCCACAATTATTGTTGTGTTGGCGCCAATAAGCTGCGTCAGCCTCTGTGGCGTGTTAAAGTATATTTTCTTCTTTGGCTGTTCCATCTTCAGGGAATAGTGATTTTTCTTCAAGGTCAGCCTCCTCAAACTCAATGTCCTCGATGTCGATGTTCTCTGCTTTGTATTTGTGCAGAAGCTGCTGGATGCGCTCCTGGAGACGCGGCATAGGCTTAATGCCGAGCACCGAAGGGTCATCGGTGGCAGTGAAGGGTTGCACCACGATAAGGTCATAGGGCACTGCCTGTTCATCCTCCAGGTCCACACGGTTGAACTTCGCATAGGAAGAAGCCGCTTTCTCCATCGTCTTCGTGTCCTTGCGCTTCTTCGCCATCTGGAACGTCTCCAGAATCATCTCGTTGTAGCGGTAGCGGTGGAAGTCACGCGATGCTTGCGATAGGTGTGGCAGCAGTGCCTTGACGATTGCCAGGTCACTGTAAGCCTGAGTTTTGTTGAGCCCGAAGCGTGAGGTGACATACTCCACAAACTGTCGGTCTTTAGCGTCAGGGTTCGAGAGAAACCAATTATATTCCTCACGGATGCGAAGCACCCTGAGCACTATTGGCTCCGAGTACTTCTCCCTGAGTTCGTCCTCGCTGGTGAAAAGGTCAAGTCGGCACGCCTCCAATGGCTTAATCTGCTTTTTCATCACTCATCGTCCTCCATGTCGAGCAGATTACGGTGCGTGTTCTCTATGGCCAGTGGCGACCCCACCTGCGCCAGCTGCATCTCCTGTGCCAGGAGTTTCACTTTGGAAGCCGCCTTCCCTCTGCGGTAACGCATGCTCACCGCTGTCGAGTGGTCAGCGATGTCCGAGCGAAGCGACTCAGCCGGAATGCCGAGTATCACTGCCATGTCCGATATTTTCAGGTAGATTGAGGCAAACTTCTCAACCTGTTCAAGTTCATTTTCTGTATATTCCATGAGTTTTGTTTTATGAGTCAAGTCTTTGTGCGAACAAGTCATTCAGTGGCACCGAATGGTTTTTGATCAAGTCATCAATTTGAGCAAAAAGCGTGTCAAAAATATTGGTGTCAGTCGTCACCACTGCACTCTCGCAGCGGTTGCCACGAGTGAGGTTTTGCGATGTGATGATACTCACTGTCTCGCCCTGCTCGCTACGTATGAGCAGCACCTTGCTATGGTTGTCAGCAAGGTAGGTGGTGGTAATTACCTGCGTTATGAACGCCCAGAGTTTCAGTGTTTTATTCGTGGCCTTATGGTCCAGCACCAGGTTGAATTTCGTCACCAGTCCCGACTTCTCTATAAAGTAGAGACGGCGAATAAACTCCTCGCTGATAGAGAACGAAGTCTGCCATACCTCACACCGACCGAGTTGCTTCAGGACCCAGTCCAGTATGTCAGCCACTTGCAGTGCGTTTGAGAGATACGCCTGATAGGGGTTCTCATGTAAAGGCTTCAAATAATCCGATATGTCGGCATCCCGTCTCATTTCTTAAATGCACAATTCATAATGCATAATGCACAATGTTTGAGTTGTCAGTAGTCAGTAATGAGTTGCGTTGGTTCTTCTCACTGACGATTAGAGGATTCCTATCTCCTTCAGGTCAGCAGTGAGTTTTTCAATAGGATTAACCACCTGGCCGTACCATGTGAGGATCTTAGATTTGAGTTCCTTTGTGGGCTTCTTGGCATACTTACCTTTGTTCAGGTTAATCATCCGCACCGCCTGTCGGCTTTGCTCACGCAGGTCTTCAGTAAGCACCTGCTCACCGTCAGCACCTGTGTAGTGGTCATAGATCTCCCAGTTAGAGTGAAGTTTTTTGTCAAGAGTGATTAACTCTTTCAGGAACGGGTACCGCTCACTGTCAGGGCAAGTGGCGTTCTCCAGCGACAGCGTGCGGAGTTTCAGATGTAGCTCTCGCATCTTCTGCACAATCGAGAGGTTCTCCACGTATAGCGCCTGTATCTCGTCAGGCAGTGAGTCATGGTCATCACGCTTGCCTGCTTTGAACTTCTCGCCACTGTTCGGTGTCAGAACCTTCTTTGCGATGGAGTCCACCTGTTGCTGCATCTCCTCCACCTGCTGGTGCGTCATCTGCCGCAGGCGGAAGTCCAGCCTTTTCTTCAGTTGATACTCGATAAATAGCATATTCTTCTCACATGGGCGCAACATCAGATTGTGATGCATAATTTTGTTGCCTGTGAGTTTCAGCAGCATCATCGCCCCTGCGTTGTAGTCTCTTTGTGATGCAGGAGCATTCAGCCACTCTTGAACTTGTTTTGTGAAATTGTTATCCATGTTTTTTCAGTTGTGAGTCATCAGTTATGAGTTCTTAGTTTTTAGTTATCAGTTCGATTGCTCTACTCACTTCCGATTAGAGTTTATTGTTAATCGCTGAGTAAAACACGCAATTCTTGCGGGCGGAGACAAGTAGTCGTTTCATCGCAGCCATCGTCTGCCCAGTCGTCACGAAGTCGTCAAACACTATTATGTTTGCCTCTCGCGGTAGGACGTTCAGTTCAAACGTGGCGTTCACCCTTTGCTTCGTGTGACACAGCGCCACGTCCTCGTAGAACGGTATGCCCAGCGAGGCGGCGATACGCTCGCTAATCATAGTGGCGAAATTCTTCACCTTATGGCGTCGCTTAGGTGAGGTGCACATTGCCCACGAGCCACTGGCGAGGTGGTAGCCTAAAGTCTCGCTTATCACCGGTGCCATGTTCGATGCAAAGAACTCCACCATGGCGGGGTCACCCTTTATGTCCGTCAGCGTGCGCCCATATACCGACTTCTTCCATATCGATACGAAGTCCACCTCCGAGCGACGTGTCAGTGCCAGTTTGTAGGTAAAGTCACACCTCGCCTCATGGGACTTATCCCATGACTTGCGTTTCTGAACAGCAAACAGGTCCTTCTGTGCCGCCCTGCCTGATGGTGCCTCCGGCACACAAACAGGACCGCTCCCGACAGTCGGGAACGTGATGTCACTCAACAATTCGCCTATGTCAAGAGCGGAACCCATCTTGGAGGAGCATTATTCTTAGTGACCCGACAGGT